GTAGGTGCACCACAGCCTGTGTCCTCCCCGGCGTGGACCCCGTCGTCAAGACCTCCACCTACTCACCGGAGAAGGATCAGGAGCGCGACCGGCTCCGAGCCCTCGAACGCAAGGTTCGCAAGCTCAAGCGTGAGGACCTCCTCGATACCGACCCAACTGTCAAGGCGCGCATCCGTGACACACAAGAGCAGATCCGTGAGCACGTCGAAGCGACCGGCCTGAAACGCCAGCGCCGCCGCGAACAACTCAACCTCGGCCACCAACGCCGCTAGACGCGGCCCAACCCAGGAGGTAAACCCACCATGGCTGACACCAACCCCACCCCCGCTGACGGCGCATCCAACGACGGCGCCGCACAGCCCCAGACCCCGGAGGCCGGGCAGACGCAGACCACGCCCCCGACCCCCGACCCCGCACCCGCCGCGCAGAAGGTCGAAGACCTGCCCGACTGGGCGCAAACCCTCGTGCGCGACCTCCGCGCCGAGAACGCCTCAGCACGCACCAACGCCAAGCAGACGGCAGCGCAGGAAGCCACCGACTCCGTCACCGAGAAGATCGGCAAGGCACTCGGCCTCATCAAGGACGACGACGCCGACGCACCGTCCGTGGAAGACCTCACCAAACAGGTCTCCGCAGCGCAGGCCGCCTCCCGGCAGGCCGCCATCGAACTCGCCGTGTACCGCGCAGCATCCCAGCACGACGGAGACCCCGCCGCGCTCCTCGACTCCCGGACCTTCCTGGCGAAGGTCACGGACCTCGACCCCACCTCTGAGGACTTCGCCACCAAGATCGGCGACGCCATCAAGGAACAGGTCGACACCAACCCCAAGCTCAAGGCGAGCGGCCCGGCGCCCTCCCGCAGTGGTGGGGAGATGGGCGGCAAACAAGAACAGCAGGCGGGCCAGTCCCCCACTGAACTTGCCGCGCTCATCCGCAAGAACCGCATCTACTGACAAGGAGGGCCATCATGGCTCATCAGTTCCTCAAGCCCGAGGTCATCGGCAATGCCGCCCTCGGACTCGTCAAGGAGGACACCATCCTCCCCAACCTGGTCTACCGCGACGCGGAGACCAACTATCAGGGCAACGTCGGCCCCCGCGGCGACAAGGTCCTCATCCCCATCCGTGGCGCCCTCGGCGACGCCCGAGAGCTCGCCTGGCGTGACGCGACCCGCAAGATCGTCACCGACGAGATCAAGGACGCCACCGCTGAGATCAAGCTCGACACCTACCTGTACAAGGCTGTCGGGCTGCTCCGTGAAGAGCAGACCCTCGACATCGCCGACTACGGTGCACAGGTCCTCACCCCCATGACCAACTCCGTCGCCTACGGGGCAGAGAAGCGCATCGCAGCCGCCATCGAGGGCGCCCCCTACACGGAGACCATCACTCTGGCCGACGCAGAGCGTGGCACCTACAACGCCCTCGTGGACGCACGGAAGTTCCTCCGCAAGCACGGTGTCCCCCGCGACGGCCTGGTCGCCATCGCAGGCACCGAGGCCATCGCCCGCGCCCTCAAGGATCCCACGCTGATCGACGCGAACCGCTCCGGCGACTCGAACACCCTGCGTGAGGCCGAGATCGGACGTATCGCCGGGTTCAGCCTGTACGAGTCCGACGTCATCGACGACGACTCGATCTACCTGTTCCACCCGACCGCATTCCCGACCGTGTTCCGCGCACCGGCCCCGGCCCGCTCGGTCCCGTTCTCCGCGTCCGTGTCCGGTGGCGGCATCGCCATGTCGTACTGGGAGTCCCTGAACTCCGACAACGACTCTGACCGCGCCTTCCTTGGCACGTTCTTCGGCGTGAACACCTACTCGGACCCGGTCGACGCAACCGACCCGGGTGGGACCAAGGAGTTCGTGCGTGCCATCCGCATCGCAGGTCCGAACGCCGGCACCCCCGGTGAGGGCGACGAGTCGGGAAAATAACGGCCCGCGTCAAGGCCACGATCTGACCTTGGCGCGGCTGATCCCGCAGAAGGGAGGCCCGCATGCTGACCTACGCTGAACCGTCCGACCTCCCCGAGGATCTGCAGACAGTGAGTGGCGTGGACGCCCTGCTGGCGTCGGCGTCACTCATCGTGGACATGCTGGTCCGTGGGGCACGGTACGACACGGACGCTGATGGCCGGCCGACCGACGAACACCTAGCCCAGGTGTTCCGGGACGCCACGGTCGCGCAAGTGGTCTGGGCGGACGAGACCGGTGGTGGCGCCACGAGTGCCGCCCCGTCCTCGCTCGGCTCCCTGCACTTCGATGCGACCGTGAGTGCGGATGGTGACCCGGTGCCACCTGGTGTGGGACCGGACGCCTACCGGCTCCTGCGTATCGAGGGTCTGGTCACCTCCCGTGTGAGCGTGCCCTGATGCCGCCCCGCATCCCCGCCCGCCTCCTCCCCCACACGGTCCTCGTGAAGCCCTTCCTCGGTGCTGGGCCTTACGGGGACCGGTGGGGTGAGCAGGTGGAAGTGAAGCGCTCCCTGGTGGAGGACAAGGTACAGGTGGTTCGGGACGCCGACGCCCGCGAGGTGACCTCGTCGGCGACCGTGTACCTAGAACCCCGCACCCTGCCCGCCGGATCCCTGGTGACCGTATGGGCTGGCACCCAGTGGGAGATCGAACGGAAGGCCCTGGCGGTCTCCCATTTCGACCACCCCGGCGGCCTGTCCCACATGGTCGTGTACCTCGAGTAGGAGGCGACCATGGCACTGAACTGGTACGGGCCGAAGGTCACGCAGGCCGTGACCGGCGCCGCCATCCAAGGACTCAACCAGGCCGCCGAATACGTCCGATCCCAGACCGTCCCCCTCACCCCGCTACGTGACGGGGACCTCCGGAACTCGTTGCACGTCTCCGAAGCCACCACGGGCGACCCGGTCGCCGCCGTGTTCACGAACCTCCCCTACGCCGTCCGGCAACACGAGGAACTCAACTACCGGCACCGCGACGGCCAAGCGAAATACCTCGAGGTCGCAGCCAACCAGTCCAGGGA